CCACTTACTAGGATATTTAAATGTATCAAAATACATTTCACTGTATGACAACCGATCTGGCACCATAGGGATAGCATCTACTATAGCACCTTCATAACAACTAATACCCAGTGTTTCTTGTAGATTAGCACTGAACACTAGTTTTGCTTCACCTAGTAAGTTATGGTACTCGTTTTTTGTTAGTTGCTGATCTTGACATACTACGAATTCATATTGTGGTAACCAGTGTTTTAAATCTCTAAAGATTTCAACTTGTTTCTCTGGAGCAATACGATGTGGGAATAGAATAAGATCACGCTTGGGCATATTTTTATATGCAGTTAACGTAGTATCCATATACTCCATAGGCCACCCTGTACGCACTATCTTACTACTAAGTTGATACTCGTCGTAGTCTTCTTCATAATAAGGATTCTCACTTTTATAACCATCTTCTAGCAAGTTGTCTACAAACATTCTAATGTGAAAGTCTGTGGCAAAGTAGTTGTGATCAAATGCATGAAAGAAACTTTTCTCGGCATGTCTAACCCAAGGTTTGTTGCCAACAAGACGCCCTAGGAAATCTTGGGGATCATATGATCCAGCATGCCATAACCCGTGTGTAGTTACTGGAATGCCCAACAACTCACTCATGTACTTTAGATTAATGATACCTGGATGCCAAGCATCAGTAAACACAAAATGATCGCCGGGATTAACGGATCCGTTGCAAAATAAGCGACCCATCTGCTCCACTTGACTAGATTTGTATATATTAGTGCCGCCAAAGTTGAGAAATGCTCCAGGAGTGGTAGCACTAGGAATATCCGTAGGACCTGATATAATGTTGACATTGTGTCCTGTCTTTTTAAGTAGTTGAGGAACGTGTAATTTCCACTCGCCGGTATAGCGAGTAGAAACCGCTTCTAAATCAATTAGAAATATAGTCATGTTCAACGTGACCGATAACTGTTATTACCTCGTGGTTTCCATTCTTTACGATCGCCATATTCTCTACGAGGGCGTTTAGAATTTTCATACGCTCTCCAACTTGGGCTTCCTCGATTATAAAGATCTGCTTCATTAAACGGCAGCAATTCAAACCTGCAGAAATTAAGAAAATTATCTAAATCATCAAAAATTGTAGAAACTTCTCTAGTCATACGCAGATATTTTTGCAAATGTTCGTTAGCCATAATAGCCTTTTCCTTAATACTTAATAAATGAACCATTTTCTCCGTCTTCGGAGACTTCAATCCAAACCTCACGGCCTGGATACTTTTGTGAGATAGTGTCATATAAATCATCTGACATCATCTCGCAACTTTTGTAATCTAACGACAATACACCTTGGTCGCTAGAATACAGTTTTTCAAGCCATCGCTTGAATTGAATGAACTCCACGTCTCTGTCGTTATGCGTAACAGATAGCCACACCCTAAAGTGAAAGATATGGCGATGGGGAGTAGCCAAAAACGAAACGTCATATTCGTCTCCTGTTGCTAAATTGGGATCAGTTGCGGCTGCTGGATATTTGTGAATACCTTCTTTACGAAAAGTAACCCATATCATTTTGTTAGGGCGAATGTCTTGTTTAATAATCATTTAGTAGGCTCTTCGTCTTTAACTAACGATTTATACAATTCCCATAATTTCCAATCAATGGATTCTAGTAATTGATTTTGTCTAATCATTAGTTCTAACAATTGATCTTGTTGTATGTCTTCTTCTTTGCTTACTGTAGGTTTCACAGTGCTTTTTTCTGTTTTCATAGTGCTTTGTCCTGCTTATATTGATTCCAGTCTGTAAACTTACTACGATCCATCAGTGTGTGTAGACTGTGGGACCACACACCGGGATTAGTTGCCTTAAAATCTTTATCATCTATTTTAAGCATTGTATTATAATTCCAAAGTTTTACATAAGGAATTGGCACTCTTATCTGTGGAATAAAGTTTGCGTGTTCGTTTAGACCACCATCGTGAAATTCTTCTACTGCTGATAATGGAATGTCAAGACTACATAGATAATCTTTTTTAAGGAAGAATTCGATCATGTCTTCCCAAGCCTTCCAACCATCATAGTCGTTGAACGAAGGATTAAAACTGTGATTAGCGCCAAAAAAGATGTGCTCACATCCGTGTAAGTTTAATGCAATATTGTCGACTGGTTGAACTCCAGTAACAAATAGTGTACGCAAGCCAAATGCAGGAGTATGCTCTACCTCATTGCCAATAAAGAAAATTACGTTGTCAGCTACACCGTCTGAATAATCACGCTTCATTTTTCTTGCCTTCTTCGTATTGTTTAAAAAGCCTAGTCACTGGTTCCATGCGTTCTTGAAATAAATCGGGACAATTCTCAGCCGCACGTTTCATATCCCAGGCACTTGGATAGTGTCTTAGACACCACCGGGCATTATCTTTAATTGCTTTAGGAACTCGAGGAGTATTTAGGATCTCTACTAAGAACTCCTGAGTTTTTACTACAGCACGATATCTTTCGTCGGGTAATGTCATTCAAATAAACTATCAAAAGTTGTAACAATAGGTTCTTCGTTCTTAACTATTTTTAAGTCAGAAAAATCTACATTAGGAATACCAAATTCTTCAGCCTTAGTGTGTGCATTGACAGTCTTCTTGCCAGTTGCACCACGTGTGCCGATAATAGTCATCCAAAACTTACTGTAATACTCAACGATTGCATTGGCATCGTCTCTATTATCACAAGCAAAGATTGCATCAACTACATCCTTATAATACACTCTATCGAAGCGTTCGTCAACTAACATGGCAGGTAATTTGCCCAAATCATATTGTCGATTGGCTTCTTGTACTGCGTTCAAGTGCATCCAAACATTATGTCCCATCATTAGTGCATAACTAAACGAATCCCACGATGTCTTGCCTTCTTTACCATTTTTATTTAGGTCGCCTGGCGCATAGATGCAAATTTCTTTCATCTGCATTTGATCAATAATCGGACTAGTTTCAAACTTTTCAAATATACCATCTTGTAATACAGCATCTTTAAACAAGCGGCTGTCAGTGGCATACTTCTTATCATCCGCACTCGCCTGCATACGATAGACCCATTTAGTACGATCTTCAGTTTCTGTGTTGATATAAATCTGTCCATTAGCAGTGGCTAAGAACGGACTTGCACAGTCAAACGATATAGTAAAACTTGGATTATGATACTTACGAACAGCACGTTGAATGTCTGTTAGTAGCACAGCCCATTCAAGTTTACTAGTACCTAAAAAGTGCATCCAGTCATGTTGACCCTGTTCTAACAGTCCGTCAAAGCGTAGAGCCACCAGACGTTTGAGTACAAGGTGAATATCACACATGTTCTGTCCACCCATGCCCCAGCCATTAAATGCTTTGTCCCCGTAGATCTTAGTATCGCAAAAGTCTTTAACCTGTTGGTACCAATCATCTGCTTGATCGTGTGTTTCACCTTGTAGAACATTTAAGAACTTGCAGTTGCCATTACGATGTTTAATAAAGTATTCGTTATTAAATCTAGTGGCATTTACTGCCTGTTGATACGATTCAATACCAGTTGCCTTACGTCCTGCGGGACTACGTTCTACCCATGCTGGAATATCAAGCACCATACCATAGTCCATAAGTGCATCCATCCAAGTCAATACTTGTTCACGCTTCTTTTGTGCGGCATCTAAACGGGCTTGATACAGTTTGGGATGATCTACTTTGGTGTACTTGGGGTTCCCATTCTTATCAGTCTTAGGATCGCCAGTAGGATGCAGTTGTGGTACTAGTTCAACGCCTTTAGCATTAACTTCTGCCCACATGGCAGCAACTTCTGGACCTGTAGGATCACGCCATTCGCCTTCCCATACACCTTTACCAATCTGGAATCCACCCGAGTCACCTAACACCCAAGATGTATTGCGATCTCTGTTACGAAACATATCTTCAGTTTCATCTGGTTTGGTAAGATCTAAGTTAGCATGTCCTGCCGAATACAAGCAATGATCAAAGTAAAACGCACCTTTGTCTGGATTTAGATAGTTGAGACTTTCTACACCGTTAGTTAGACTTGGCGGTATACGTGCAGGATCTACGTAGTTTCCATAGCGTTGTTTGCCTATGAACGTTGAGTAGAAACCTGACGTAGCCGGCAAGAAGTATGCATAATCGCTTTGCTGTGCGGTCAGATTTTTATTCATTATTTGCTCTGTGCTGGTAAAATATAGTTGTATTCAGCAAGCCCTGAATCAACTGTGATCTGCATAGCACCTTGATCAGTAATACGCATAGTGACATCACCGCCTAGATTTAAGATGCTGATAACTTGAGTAACCGGCCATGCCCAATTGTGTTTAAATTTAACTTTAACATCAGACTGAAATGTAAAACTACCTGCGTGAGTACTGGCATCCCCAAAGAAGAAAATCAAGTTACCGTTTTCAGTTTTAACTTGGAACGTAGTTTCGTCACTGTGAGCATGAGCCTGTAATTTAAGTCGTTGAATACTGGCAACACTTGGTTGAAATTCTACGTCCCAATTAGCACCTTTAAACTTGGCAGTTTTTAATTTCTCATTAATAATTTCGGCCACCATGAATCGATAATCATTGACAAAGTCTCCAATGGTATTTTCAAAATGCAATCCAGTTGGGATCTCTTTGCCGTTGCGTTGCTCTCTAACTACTGCAATTTTTGCATTTTCTTTGTACTCTGGATTTTTCAAATGCAATGCCAACTTGTCTAAATTAGGCATTCCAAATACACCTTCGAATTCGTCAACCAATTTATGTGTCTTTGCCTGCACTACTACTGATCGATCTTCGGCGATTGATTCAATAATGGTTTCGCTTTCGCTGGTAATCTTAACCAGAGGCAAAAAGCCTAGACTATGAGTATGTGCTACGATGTCTTGTAAAATGTCTTTCATAATAATTCCTTTGTGTTAGTATATAGGTTTTTTTGTTAGAAGTCAAATAATTTATTAAATGTATTTTTTTCTTCGGTGCTCTTGACGTCCCAGTTTAGAACACCGATAAGGTTATCTAATTTGTTGTCAATAATCGTCTGTTCCATTTCTTCGTGATCGAATGGTAGATCTTGAAACCATTTAGGCAATCTCAGTTCATCTACAGGATACGCTACAGATGTGTACTCCAGCGGATTTGCTTTTAGTTTGCACACAATGACCTTTTGTCCGTCTGTGATATTCATGGAGTATTTGTCATCATACATGCGTTTGAGAGTGTTCCAGTTGAGACTTGCTCGAACGTGTCCTGGCATATTGGTCTTGCCTGCCTTTTCTTCTTTGCCTCGGTATGCCGAAACATTGTTAGCACGTTTAGGCGAACCTTTTTCCCAACCGGGGCGGGCTTTGAAGTTAGTGCGGAATTCAGTAATATGATCCAATACTTCTTGTTCGGTAGTACCAGTTAAGACTTTCTCCAACACATCACTTAAAAAGTTTTGAATAAATTCTGGCGTATCACTACGTTTCAGATCCAGTCCCATGGCTTTGATCTTACCTGGCTTGCCGTCGACGTCTGTTCGTTTTCCTTCTTTGTCGTAATACAGTACTGCATATCTCTTTTTAGTAATAAACAGTCCTTTTGAGGCAACAATTTCTCGACCTGCTTTAATAACTTCACCACGTGTCTTTGGACAATGAAATGCATCCAACATAAACTGTGGGAATGTGTTATTAACTTCGTCGGCGATTTGATCATAAAGTTGAATAACAGTTTCTTTAGTCCACGGAATACTACCTTTGTCAATTTCTTTTTGTAGAGTTTTGTAAGCACTAAAGTAGCATGAGTCTGTGTCACCGTAGATAATTGCTTTGCCACGATAGTCGTAATCGCCTGTGACAATTTCATTTACTTTACCGGCCATGTGTTTGACAATTTGTCGACCTGTTAAGGTAGTTGACTGACCAATTCGTTTATCAAAGAACCTACAGCCTGGGTTAAGAATAGCACCGTACAAACTGTTCAAGTTAATCTTTTTAACTAACTGACGCTTGTCCCAATATTCTTCTTCTACTTTGTTGCCTGCTTTGATACATTCTTTGAGTTTGGCCTGCATCTCTTTACGTTCAGCATACCAACGCTTTAACAGTCCGGGAATGATACCTTCTTTCTCGTAAGTAAAGATTGTGCCATTTGCACTTAACATCCAAGGCTGATTGCTTTCATAAATCAAATGATATACTTCGGCAGCACTTAATACATCCTTGTCGCCGTTTTCCCAATCAATAGTAATGTCAAACGCTTTGTCTTGACGCATCACTGCATCATATTCCATACTGCCGAACATGCCTTCCCACGCTGCCGCAAAAGATTTTTTCTTAAGCGTGGTTTGCTCATTGATATATTCTTGAGTTTGTACCGGACGTAGTTGTCCCACAATGGTTTCTGGGCCCATGTTTAACGCACGAATCGCCGACGGATACAGACTGTTAATGTCTAACGATCCTACCCAATCTTGCAATCCTTCTTTAGGATATGCAACATATGCACCAGCGGCAGCAGTGTCTTCAAGTTCATCGCGTTTTATTCTGTTGGGAACTTGGAAGCCTCTGCGATGACACTCATTGATAATGGCCTGTTCAGTAACAGCCACAGCACCCATTGTGGTCTGTAACAACACAGTACATTCATGTGCTAGTTTATTACTCAAGTCGATAAACTTCAATTTCTTATCTAGTTTATCTAACAATGCACAGTCTTGACGGTTGTATTCTATAAATTTTCGAAAATCATTTTTGTATAATTGATCAAGAGTACCTTCGTAAACTGTTTTGGTCTCCCCTACCTCCATCTCACCGATGGCATCCAGTCGATAGGTATGCCGTTCTTCATAGGTGTATTTGCGATACAGTTCGAGACTGTCTAAATGCACCCGTCCGTGAATGTCGTAAGTGATAGCCGATTTACCATACTTTTCATATTCACGTTTTTTGGGATATTGGTCCCAAAGACAAAGTCTGCGAGTATCATCCTTGCTGAGCACTTTGGTAATGCGGTTTACAGTGTAAGGCATATCAAAGCCTTCGCTGTTCCAACCACTTAAGATGTCTGCATCTTGAATCAAATTTAAGAAAGTATCTAATATGTCTGCTTCGTTGTCAAAGATGTGTGTGTTGGGAATATCCTTGACCAATTGTTGCGCCTGTTCAACTGACATGCCCTTGGGAGGCATAGCCAAACAGACCAGTGTGTCTAACCATTGTAGGTGAACAGCGATAGCAGTAATTGGCATGAATGCATCTTCGGGTGAAGCATAGCCACGTTCTGGATCAAAGTCCACCTCAATATCCCAAAACGCCACATTGAGTTTGGGAGCCTCGGCGTTTAGATAATTTTCACTTAACGTTGAAAAGATTGGATTAATATCTGCTTCGTAAAGTTTTTTGTTGCTGTGAATAGCAAGTTCTTTACGGAAATCTTTACTGTTTTTAGATACCACTCGTGACAATGGTTCTCCAAAAATACTTTGATATTTGCCCTTGGGGTCTTGATGATAAAACGTGTAGCGAACTGGATATTCTTTAAATATCCGTTTACCTTCGTTACTACGTTCAACTATCTTGATGATATCAGCATCACGCTGAAAAAATGCGTCTACATACAAATTGTTTTCTCCTATGCAATTTATGGCTTGCAAATACCTACAATGCGGATTATGGCCACGCCTGCCATTACTTTTTATTTAGTGTATAGTTAGGCATGAATTTTATTTTCTTTTAATGCTTGCATGAATGTTTTAAAGATATGAATACCTTCGTCGGCAGCAACGCCGCCGTCTCCATTTACATAAGCACGAGCTTGCTGGAATTTGGCTTCCCATCCGTTTTGGTCACATAATTCTGTAAAAGTATTTCTAAAATTATCAGTATTATGTTTTCCACCATGCCAGATGTCGACCCAGAATCGGCCATTCTTATAAGGAACAATACCAACGTTCATAGAACTAGCACCTAATTTAATATGGCTAGCATATCGTCCAGTTACATTAGTAAATAATCCAGGATTGTTATTTGCAAGATCTTGCAATAAACTTACTTTTTGAGGATCTGGTTCTGTTCGAGTTCTTACATTTGAAGTGTATTCAATATCACTTCCTCTTATTAGTGGAACAAAATCAACGAATGGTTTTTCGTCGCCGTAGATAAGTGTTTTGAGCAATGTGATACTAAAGTTATGATCAGTATTAAGAGACCTTACAAAACTCATGATATACTCATCGGCATCTTCGGATAAAATTACACCTTGTTCGCATCCCTTGTCCCACATATAGTACATGATTTTACTAGCATGCACAGAGTCTAACCAGCCGGTAGCATCCTGGCTTTCGATTACTAGTAGAACATTGCCTTCTGCATCTTGAACTGTTAAATCTACACGTTTCGAATCTGCAGTCGGATCTTCCGGTTTAACAGTATATCCGTCTTCGATGGCAAGATTTAATGCATCTAATAATCTTTGCTGAGTGGCCAAATCTTCACTAATAAATTTAGTAAAAGGAACTTCTCCGCCAAATGAGGTTTTAATGCTTGAACGTCTCATCAAAATACCATCCTTATTAATCCAACAGTGTCTATGGTAGTCAGCAGACAATAGTTAGCCAGCATACCAAAAGATTTCCTAGTCCAAGCAGCCCAAGCATACATAGCACAGCCAAGAATCCAAAGGGGATAAAGAGTAAGAAGCGGAGGAGTGGGTACGGTGAGCGCCATTGTAATACTACAACCAATGCTAATAGCCCAAGCAAAAAGTTCAATAACAAAGCGAACTCGATTAGACTTAAAGTCATCACGTATCCAATCAAATGTTGGTTTTAATAGTTCATTCATCTTTGGGTAAACGTCCAGTAACACCCAAAATCATTTCGATGTCGTTCCATGCCTGTTCGTGTTCTTTCCAATTGTCCTTGTGTGCAATGGTAATGGCTTTGTTGATAACACTGGGTTTAACTTCTAATTCTTCGGCTACTGCTTTGACAGTTTCTCTAAGCCCTTCTTTGAGGTCTTCAACTTCACGTAAGATATTTTGGCCTTCGTTAATTAAACGTTCCAATTTGGCTTTTTCTTCGGGTCCATACATTCTAGTTGACATAATTACTCCTTGATGTTATAGTATACACTACTTAGTAACTCTATGTCAACATCAAACATGAAAAACTTACTTGCTTTTGTTTTAATTTTTAGCCAAAGTGTCTATGCCCAGCATTGGGATGATCCCAACAGAAAGTTCGACATGAACAAAAATACTCACGAGGAAATGTCGATCACAGTAAAATCCGTACCCAATGTTCAACAAGCATGTGAAACAGAAAGTCGTCGACGATTGGGCAAATCATTTGGATTTGCAGTTAATGCATGTAGTTTTTGGGATGGCAATCGTTGTGTAATCATCGTGCCTCAAAGAGTCAGCATGCACACATTAGGACATGAATTATTGCACTGTTATCAAGGTAACTGGCATTAAAAAACCGCCCATTGGGCGGTTTTTGTTTATAGACCTGCTAAAGATTTTATTCTTTGTAACATTGATTCGGCAGCAGGGGTATCACTTATTTGTCCGCCTCCTGGTACTGCCTTACCAGGTAATGCAGG